AGTCCATATGCTTACGAGCAAACATTTCATACATTTCTTTTTGAATTTTTTTAAACTCCTTAGATAATTCGGGATACTCTTTTTCGAATACTTGTACACCTAATTTTGCTGAAACACCTCTTTTGGCATTCATAATTTCTCTATCACTCATTATTTCGTGGTATTTAGTTATTGTATCACCCATTAATTTGGTCTTTACTGTCTGAAAAATATATATTTAATACTGCAAGTCTATCATCGGCATCAACTAGATTTATAAGTGCTTCTTCAGCATTTTTATAAAAATCTTCGGTTGAATGATCTCCAATACCTACTGCTTTATTTCCTAATAATTCAAGTGACAATAATGCTTTAGCTTTATCTGCTTCAGCAGATGTTTTTAACATGGTATATAATTCTTTTGTCATTTTAATAATGGTTTTATTTCTTTTTTATCTAACCCTCTATTCGTTAATATACGATTTATTTCTGGGGTATCCAATATATTTATATATTCTTTTGCTTCTTTAGAAGAACATTCGAAATAATTTTTGATATGGTCTATTAAGTCCTTATTAGGTTGTTTTATCTTAGATTTAATATACTTACTCCATTTATTATTTTTAGGGATAAATTCTTTATAAATAGAATATATCATTCTCTTTTCTTGTGGAGGAAAATCTTGTACATAATTTACTATCTCTAAATAATCGGGGTTCATTGAAATAAATCTGTGGATCATATAACTATTCCAAACCTCCCAATCTTTATCAGAAAATGACTCGACAGGAGGTTTAGTAGTATTAATACATTTTAACCAATCAAAGATATTCTTCATTTAGCAAAGCTCATCTTTCATTTCTTCCCTTAAATCTTTAGGAACCGAATCAGTTAAAATTTTATTGGTTTCTGGATCATAAAATACTGGTATAGGCATAAGTGCATCTTCATCTGTTCCTGCTACAAAACGAGATACTTTACGTAAAATAACCCCTTGTTGAAAAATTGATCCCCCGTTAAAGTTTTTTACCTCAGTAGTATTTTTTAAATCAATTTGAGGGGGTTGTTGTTGTTGTTGCATAATTATTTATTATTTATTAAGTTTTGGATTAACGACATTGTATTTATTTCCTTGTCGATTCGGAAATTAGCTTTATATTGATGTTCATTTATTAAAATAGATGCTGTACCCTCTTTACCTGATAAGTATTCAGATGCACGTTCGTATAATACTTTAAATAATTCATCAAAGTCATCTACATTAGCATCAGCTATAATTTGACGAATCGTTTTAAAATCAGCTTTACCTTTTAATTCAGTAATAATTTTATCCATATAATTTGATGATACTAATACTGATTGGTCTAAGCTAAGATAGAAATCATTTGCCCCACCATCTAAAGTTGATAATTGTATAGTGTTAATACACTTACGTAAATCAGGATAATATTGGTTAACTAAAGGTACTAAATCATTTATATCATGTGAAATTGATTCTTGATTACAAATCCAATGTAAATGTTTAGCAACATCTTTTTTAGTTGGAGGTACAATTTTAAGTACTTGACATCTAGATTGTAGAGGATCAATAATACGCTCTACAAAATTACAGGTCATGATAAACCTTGTCGTACGTGAGAAAGTTTCAATAATATTACGGAGCGAAGCTTGAGCCTGTATAGTAAGAAAATCAGCTTCATCCAAAATAACCACTTTAAGTGGTTTAAAAGAAGCAACGCTTGCAAAGCTTTGTACTTTATCACGAATCGTTTCAATCCCTCGTTCATCAGAGGCATTAATATAAAGATGATCGCAATCAAGATTTTGAACACAAAGTTTTGCCAAAGTAGTTTTTCCTGTACCAGCGGGTCCATAAAATATTAAATTTAAAATATCATTCTGTTCTAAATACTTAGATATTGATTTTTTAATATTTTCATTTCCAACATAGTTTTCTAACTTGGATGGTCTATATTTTTCTACTAATAGGCTATTCTCCGAACTCCCCATATATATTATATGTTTTAATTGGTTCTGGTTTGATTTCTATTTCTTGTTGTTCTATAATATACAATTTACTATTTAAAGGTTCTAATCTATAATGACCTTTAAATCCTGTTTTATGCATATACGCTTCTAGGGTGTCAGTTATACTTTTATAAATTCTCCCTTCTGGTTCATCAGCTAATTGCCACCTGTCCCCAGGTGGCTTTCTATTAGCAATTAACACTTTACCTTCAATTAATTCTGTTTTCATTGTGGTAATATACGAAATTATTTGGACTCAGCCACAGATGCTTTTTTATAATCTGTGATTACTCTTTTAATAGCTTGTGCTGCTTTTCTAGCTCGTGCTTGACTTGCTTTTGTAGTTCCATCATTTTCCGCTGCTAAGATATTGAAATTTGTTTCAATAATCTCAAAGATTTCATTTTTTGTCATTTTTTACTTTTTATTTATTAATTATTAATTATTACATCATCCCCATCATGGATGGATCCATTTGGGGTTGATCGTTATCTTCACTTGGTTCATTTACTACTGTACATTCTGTAAGTAATACTGTACCTGCAACTGATGCTGCATTTTGTAGTGCTGTTCTAGCCACTTTAGTTGGGTCAATAATACCAGCTTCTTTCATATCTACTGTTTCGTCTGTTTTAATATTATATCCTGCCCAAGTATCATTACCTGAATTTACCAACTGGTCTGCTAATATTTGTCCTTTAACCTTATCAAACCCAGCATTGACTAAAATTTGGTTAAATGGTTTAGCACATGCTTCAATTACAATTTGAGCCCCTGTTGTTTTAGCTTCTAAACCTGAAGATGCATATAATAATGCTGTTCCTCCTCCAGGTACAATTCCTTCTTCGATAGCAGCTTTTGTTGCGTGTAATGCGTCATCAACTCTATCTTTTTTTTCTTTCATTTCAGTTTCAGTGTTCCCACCTACATGAATAATCGCTACTCCTCCTGTGAATTTCGCGAGTCGTTCTTGAAGTTTTTCTGTTTCGAACGCCGTTGTTGCTTTACTGACTTGTTGTTGTAACTCCTCAATACGTGCTTCAATTGGTTCAATTCCTCCTTTTCCATCTACAATTGTTGTTTGTTCTTTTCCTATTGTTATTGTTCGAGCTTCACCAAACCAATCCCAACTAAATTTATCTAGTTTCATTCCTTTTTGTTTATCAAAAACTACACCTCCAGTTGTAATGGCAATATCTTCTAGGACCAGTTTACGTCTATCTCCAAAATCAGGTGCCTTTACAGCACATACTTTCATTGTACCTCTCATTTTATTAACAATAAGAGTAGCTAAAGCTTCATTATCAATGTCTTCAGCAATAATTAAAAGTGACCTGGCTTGAGTAGATACACTTTCTAGAATAGGTAATAACTCTTTTACTTGGGTCAATTTCTGGTCAGCAATTAGAATTAAGGGGTTTTCTAATGTAGAAGTCATTGTGTTATTATTAGTAACAAAATAAGGTGATTTATACCCTCTATCAAACTGTAACCCTTCAACAGTTTCTAAATACGTTTCACCTGTTTTAGACTCCTCAATATGAACAACCCCTTCCATTCCAACTTTTTCAATTGCGGTAGCAATTAACTTCCCAGTTTCAGGATCATTATTAGCAGAAATTGTTGCAATTTGTTCTAATTGTTCTTCACCTGAAATATCTTCTGCAATATTATTTTTAAGATTATTTACTACTTCTTTAACGGTAGTATCAATATCTCTTTTAATTTGTACTGCATTTTCATTATTATTTAAAGCATTTAATCCCGCTTTAATCATTTCTCTAGCTAGTAAAGTAGAAGTAGTTGTCCCATCTCCTGCTTTTTCTGCTGTTTTAATTGCAGCTTGTTTTACTAACTGTACTCCTAACTCTTGATTAGGATCTTTTAATGTAATTGATTTAGCAACAGTAACTCCATCTTTAGTTGATTGTGGGGCTCCCATTTCATTTGCTATTACTACATTTCGACCATTTGGTCCTAATGTTGATACTACAGCATCCGCTAATACATCAATTCCTTTTACTAAATTGGTTCTAGCTTTTGAACCTAATATAACTTGTTTACTCATTTGATAAATCTTTAATTTCTTCTTCGGTTAATGATTCTTTAGTTTCTTCTAATATTTCTGCAACATCAATAGTTTCAGTAATTCTAGCGAGGATTTGGTTTTCTGGAC